TATACAAGAAAGAAAGAGTTAGAGTTGCAGGCGTTGATACGCCAGAGAAAAGGACGAGAAACCTAGAGGAGAAAGCACTTGGAATCGACGCAACCAACTGGCTCAAAGAAAAACTCGAAGGCACGCTGGCTGGTGATGATGAGTTGTCTGTTAGGACTGAACTTGTTGGTGGCACTGGCAAATACGGGCGTCTTCTGGGTTGGCTTTACATTGGGGACGACAGTGTGTCCCTTAACGAGCAAATGATTGAAGAAGGATATGCTCACGCATATGATGGTGGAACCAAGGATATGAACTTAGAAGCACTACGAGAAATTCGTAGACAGCATGGTACGTTAGTAGAATGATGAGTGGATTATTTGTATTTGGATTTATGATATTGATTACAATAGGAATGGAAATGACTTGGCCTGTGAAAAATAATAAATGAGTACGACCGAACAGTATCTTGGTAATCCCAATCTAAAGAAAGCAAACGTCGCTACAGAGTTTTCTCCTGAAGAAGTGCAGGAGTATCTTAAGTGTGCGGATGATCCTGTATATTTCATTCAGACATATATTAAAATTGTTTCTCTGGATAAGGGTTTGATTCCTTTTGACATGTATGATTTTCAGGTTGATATGACCAGAAAGTTTCATGACAATAGATTTAATATTGCCAAGTTGCCTCGTCAGTCTGGTAAGTCTACTATCGTTACTTCATACCTTCTCTGGTATGTTCTTTTTAATGCGAATGTTAATGTCGCAATCCTAGCAAACAAAGCAGCAACCTCCCGCGAGATGCTGCAGAGATTACAACTTAGTTATGAAAACCTCCCAAAATGGCTCCAGCAAGGTATCCTCCAATGGAACAGGGGCAGTCTGGAATTGGAGAACGGCAGTAAAATCATGGCTGCCTCTACTAGTTCTAGTGCCGTCAGGGGTATGTCTTTTAATGTCATATTTCTGGACGAGTTCGCGTTTGTTCCGAACCATATTGCTGACCAGTTCTTTTCATCTGTCTATCCTACTATATCTTCTGGTAAAAGCACAAAGGTAATTATCATCTCCACGCCACATGGAATGAACATGTTCTATAAGTTGTGGCATGATGCAGAACTTAGTAAGAATGAATATATACCAACAGAAGTTCATTGGTCTGCTGTTCCTGGTAGGGATGCTGCGTGGAAAGAGCAGACTATTAAGAATACTTCAGAACAACAATTCAAGGTTGAGTTTGAATGTGAGTTCCTCGGTTCTGTTGATACTCTGATTAGTCCTAGTAAGTTGAGGACTATGCCGTATATCGAACCTATTACACAAAACAAAGGTCTTGCAATTTATAAACGTGTTGAACCTGAACATAATTATATCATAACAGTTGACGTTGCTCGTGGCACAAGTCAAGATTACTCGGCGTTTTGTGTTATGGATACTACGACAGTACCATATGAACTAGTTGCTAGATATAGGAATAATGAAATCAAACCTATCATCTTCCCCAATGTTATTATAGATGTGGCAAGAAATTATAACTATGCATATATTTTATGTGAGGTAAATGATATTGGTGGACAGGTTGCAGATATTATCCAGTTTGATTTAGAGTATGAAAATCTTCTGATGGTAGCAATGCGCGGTCGTGCAGGACAGCAACTCGGTCAAGGATTTTCTGGTAAGAAGACACAACTGGGTGTCAAGATGTCTAGTGCTGTTAAGCAGGTTGGATGTTCTAACCTAAAGGCATTGATCGAAGAGGATAAACTTATCATTCCAGATTATGATACTATCGCAGAACTCACTACCTTTATTGTCAAGGGTCAATCATTTGCTGCAGAAGATGGTTGTAATGACGACCTTGCTATGTGTCTGGTTATTTTTGCTTGGATGGCGATGCAAGAATACTTTAAACAGATGCACGATAATGATGTGAGACAACGCATCTATGATGACCAAAGAGAAAATATCGAACAAGACATGGCACCGTTTGGATTTATGTCAGATGGATTAGAAGATGATCATATTATTGATGCTCAGGGTGAGGTGTGGCAGGTTGCGGAATACGGAGATAAATCGTACATGTGGGAGTTCCAGTGAGTTTTCAAAAATATAAATAATCTTAGACAACCGATGTTGGAATCACTAGGAGACTTTAAACATGGCAGTAAATCAATCCTCGCCAGGGGTAGTAATTCAGGAGAGAGACCTGACGACTATTACTACTCTTTCGACAGCAAATGTAGGCGTACTTGCAGCACCTTTTGAATCTGGTCCTGTAGAAGAAATTGTACAGATTTCCTCTGAAAGAGAACTGGTAGAGCGTTTTGGTAAGCCTAACGATAAGAACTACGAGTATTGGTATACTGCTGCTCAGTTTTTATCCTATGGTGGTACTCTTAAGACCATTCGTGTTAATGCTACAGCATTGAAGAACGCTGTTTCCAATTCCACTGCAGAGTTAATTAAGAATCTTCAAGACTACGAAACCAATCACACTAGTCAAGATTGGCATTGGGCAGCAAGAACTCCTGGTACAAAAGGTAATTCCATCGGCATTTTTGTAACAGATGCTGGTGCCGATCAAATTCTGACATTGCCAGTACCTGCTTCCAAAGAGTACAGATACACTCTTGGAAGTGCAGTAACTGTGAGTGGTGGAGCAACTGCTAAGGTTGTCAATTACAGATACAAGTGTACTGTAAATGCCGTTACGACTACTCCCGTTGCTGGTCAAAACGTTCATATTGCAGACTCTCAAAATGGGTCTCAAGACAACGAGTATATTATTGATGCATATGATGCTGCTAATAACACTGTAGAACTTCGTCCTTTAGATGCGGATGATATTGGAGTTCTTTCTCCTACCGCAACTTTCCTGAATATTGATTCTCAGGACGCTGCAGCAGTCACTTCATTCACTATTAGTGCTCTCTCAAGAGAACTTATTGTTGCCCTTGATAAGGATAGTGTAGAGTTTGCAGCAGCAGATGTAATTGCTGATAACTACACTGGTTCTGACTCACCCTACAGTAATGCAACTATTGCTATTGCTTCTGTTCGCTCCGAGTATGCTGACAGACAGTATCTCCCTGGTTTGAAGTGGAATTCTGTTGCAGCACGCCCTGGTACTTCCAACTTTGCATCTTCTGTTGGTGGTCATAAGGACGAACTGCATGTCCTAGTTCTTGATATTGATGGAAAAATTACTGGTACTACTGGTGCAGTTCTTGAGCGTTTCCTCAATCTTTCTAAGGCATCTGATGCAAAGACAACTGTTGGTGAAACTAATTACTACAAAGAAGTAATCAAGCAACGTTCTCAGTACATCTATTGGGGTACTCATGAAGATGAACTCCACCAAGTAGGTGCATCTCTTTCCGCTGGTGATTGGGGTGGTGCTGCTTCTACCGTCTTTAACTTGATTAAATCCACAAGCGGAACTCAAAATTACCCTGCTGGTACAACAACCATGGGTACTGTTAATGGATCTACTGCATACTACCGTCTGGGTAATGGTGCTGATTACACAGGTGCTAGCGAGTATTCTATTGATAACACCGATATTATCGTTGCATATGAGTTAGTAGAAGACCCAGAATCTCAAACTGTTGACTTCATCTTAACTGGTCCTTCAGGTGTTGATGATGCATCTGCTCTCGCAAAAATCACTGCTCTGACTAACGTTGTAGAAGAGCGTCGTGATTGCATGTTGTTTGTATCTCCTCGCAGAGCGACTGTTGTAGGATCTTCCAACGCAACAACTATCACTGATAACTTGGTTGCTTTCTTCGATACGCTACCATCTTCATCTTACGTTGTATTTGACTCTGGTTATAAGTACATCTATGACAAGTACAATGATGTCTATCGCTATGTTCCTTGTAACGGTGACGTTGCTGGTCTTTGCTTGCAGACAACAGAAGTTTCGGAACCTTGGTTCTCACCTGCTGGTTTCCAACGTGGTATTCTGAGAAATGCAATCAAACTTTCATATTCTCCCAATAAGACTCAACGTGAGCGTCTTTATGCTGCTCGCATCAATCCTGTTGTTTCATTCCCTGGTCAAGGCGTAGTCCTGTTCGGTGATAAGACTGCTCTTGGATTTGCTTCAGCATTCGATAGAATCAACGTCCGTCGTTTGTTCTTGACTATTGAGCGTGTCATTGGTGGTGCTGCTAAATCTCAACTGTTTGAACAGAATGATGAGGCACAACGTTCCTTGTTCCTTAACATTGTCGAACCTTACATGCGCGATGTTCAAGGTCGTCGTGGTGTAACTGACTTCCTAGTTAAGTGTGACAGCGACAACAATCCTCCTGAATCAGTTGACCGTGGTGAGTTCTATGCAGAAATCTACGTAAAACCAACCCGTACAATCAACTTCATTACACTGACGTTTACAGCAACCAGAACTGGTGTTTCGTTCGGTGAAGTTGCTAACTGATAACAACTAACATAATCAAAAGACCCTACGGGGTCTTTTTTTTTGTCTGAAAATATTGTTTAGACTAAATATTAACGACGGAGACATACTGGAATTTAAAAACCATGGCAAAAAGAGGAACAATTGACGATTTTAAAGCAAATGTCGCAGCGGACTTTGCGCGTCCTAATCTATTCCAAGTAGATTTAAACTTCCCAACGGGAATTATTAATAATGCATCTCTGATTGAACTGGGTAAGTTCACAGTTCGTGCAGCAAATCTTCCCTCTTCTCAGATTGGAGTGATTGAAGTTCCTTTCAGAGGTCGTGTACTGAAGATTGCAGGCGACAGAACCTTTGAACCCTGGACAATCACGATTCAAAATGACAGCAACTTCGCTCTGCGTAGTGCATTTGAAGTCTGGACATCCAGCATTCAGGCATACAATGAGAACTTCACTTCAGCTGCTGGTCTTGGTGACACAGATGATGCGACGGGTTATTTCGCAGATATGACTGTTCATCAGTTAGCACGCGATGTTAAGGATGGAGATATTCCCAAGATTCTTAAGTCGTATAGATTCTACAATGTTTTCCCAAGCAACATCGCCGCAATCGATCTTGACTTCGGTAACAATGATGCTATCGAAGAGTTTACAGTCGAACTCCAAACTCAGTATTGGACTCCGATTGATGCTACTGTTGATGCTTGATAAATAGAACAGGATCAATCAACTTAGTATTATAATGTCGAATCAGCTCTTCGGTTTTTCACTTGAAAGAGCAAAGAAGGTCCCCAAGGGGCCTTCTTTTGTTCAGAAAGATAATATGGATGGTTCGCAACCTATTGTCGGTGGCGGATACTACGGATATTCTGTCGATTTTGATGGCAGTGTTCGTAATGACTATGAATTAATTTCTCGTTATCGAGAAATGGTAATGCAACCCGAATGCGATAGTGCAGTAGACGATATCGTAAATGAAACAATTTGCGGTAATTTTGATGATGTACCAGTAGAGGTTGAACTATCAAACCTCAAGGCGTCGGATAAAATTAAAAAACTTATTAGAGAAGAATTTCATGAAGTAATGAGACTTCTTGATTTTGATAATCGTTCATATGAAATCTTCCGTCGTTGGTATGTTGACGGGAGATTATTTTATCATAAAGTAATTGACCCTAAGAATCCTCGTGATGGTCTTACGGAACTGCGTTATATCGATCCTCGTAAGATTCGTAAGGTTACTGAGTATGAGGCGAAACGTCCAGAGCAATTGCGAGGCGTTGATATGAATACTCAACTCACACAGAAATCGGCAGAGTATTTTCTTTATAATCCCAAGGGTTTAAAAAATTCCACCAATCAAGGAATTAAAATTACTTCAGATTCTATTACATATTGCCACTCAGGTATTCAGGATTTGAATAAAAATATGACTCTTAGTCACCTGCATAAGGCGATTAAGGCAGTCAACCAACTGAGAATGATTGAAGATTCTCTGGTTATCTATCGTTTAAGTAGAGCACCAGAACGTAGAATTTTCTACATTGATGTTGGCAATCTTCCTAAGAACAAAGCGGAGCAATATCTTCGTGAAGTTATGGGACGCTATCGTAACAAGATGGTTTATGATTCAAACACTGGTGAGATTAAAGACGACAAGAAGTTTATGTCCATGATGGAAGACTTCTGGTTACCTCGCCGTGAAGGTGGTAGAGGAACAGAAATCTCCACACTTCCTGGTGGTCAGAATCTTGGTGAATTGGAAGATGTAAAGTATTTTCAGAAGAAACTTTATAAGGCACTTAATGTTCCTGGTTCACGTCTAGAAACAGAAACGACATTTAACATTGGTCGTGCTGCTGAGATTACTCGTGATGAAGTTAAGTTCCAGAAATTTATTGCACGTTTGCGTAAGCGTTTCTCTGAACTGTTTATGGATCTTCTGAAGACTCAAGTCATTCTAAAGGGTGTTGTAACTCTTGAAGAATGGGAAGACATGAAGGAGCATATTCAGTTTGATTTTATTGCGGATAACTATTTCACAGAACTCAAAGAAATTGAAATCCGTAATGAGCGTATGAATCAAGTCAACGTTATGGATCCTTATGTTGGTAAGTATTTCTCTGTAGATTATATGCGTCGTCAAGTTCTGAAACAAACTGAAACTGAAATCAAGGAGATGGATGAGCAAATCAAATCTGAGATGGAAGCAGGTATTATTGCTGATCCTAATGCAGAAATGGATCCCGCTATGGCTGCTGGCGATGAAGGCGGAGGAGCACCAGCAGCAGAAGTAGCACCTAATGAGCAAGAGTCCGCAGTCGAACCATCAGATGCCCGCAGGGGTGAATTCTAAATAAACTAAATAATACTACAGTGGGAACATATTATGCCTAGTGATATTGCGAAACAAATCGTTCAGCAAATTTTCAGTGATGATAAAGCAGCAGCATTAGATTCAGTTAATCAAGCGTTGGGTGCTGCTTCTTATGATGCAATTCAAGCACGCAAACTTGAATTTGCTCAAAGCATGGGATTTGAATTGGATGATACTGCCCAAGATGCTGCAGATGAAGTTTCTGCAGCAATTCCAGATAATACTGGTAATGAACCTGAAGAGGTAGAAGTGGAAAATCCTGCTACTGAGGCGTCTGCCGAAGAACAACCTGTAGAAACCCCCGAAGAAGACAATGAAACTGATAGCTGAAGAAATTACTCAAGTAGATTTTCTCTGTGAAGAGAAAGAAGGCAAGAAGAATTACTTCATCGAAGGTATCTTCTTACAGGCAGAACTGGAGAACCGCAATGGTCGCATGTATAAGTTACCAACTTTACAACGCGAAGTTGCTAAATACAGCGAGAACTACATTCAAAAGGGGCGTGCCCTTGGCGAATTAGGTCACCCCGATGGTCCTTCTATCAATCTTGATAGGGTGTCACATAAGATTGAATCTCTCAAGGAAGATGGAAACAACTTCATTGGTAGAGCAAAAATCCTTGATACTCCCATGGGTAATATTGCAAAGAACCTTCTTTCTGAAGGCGTCAGTCTTGGCGTTTCTTCTAGAGGCATGGGTTCTTTAGTGAGAAAAGAAGGTTGTAATGTAGTCGCAGATGACTTCATGCTTGCAACCGCTGCTGATATTGTAGCAGATCCCTCTGCTCCTGATGCATTTGTTGATGGAATCATGGAAGGTAAAGAATGGGTTTGGGATAATGGCATCCTCAAAGAGGCCGCGATTGCTCAAATGAAAACTGAAATTGATCAAGCAACTCTTATTAACTTGCAGGAACGAAAAGTTTCCGCGTTTTCCCAGTTTCTTAAGAGTCTGTAATTTATAAATAAATAAAGACAACGCTAATGCATAACGGAGTTCAAACAAATGGCTGAGACCTCACTCGATAAAGAGTTAGATAACATGGAACAAGTGACCGAAGGTTCTAACGTAGTTACTAAAGATGCAAAACCTGGTGAGAAGATGGATTCTTCTGGTGGTGGTGCAACTAAAGTAGTCGATGTTACTTCTGACTCAGAAGAAGGTGCCAAAGGCACAAAGAATGCAGGCGCTTCTGCTGCTAAAGCAGTAGGTAAAGCACCAGTTCCTTCTACAAAACCTTCAGACGCATCCGCTAAACTGGAGGGAACCGAGAATGAAGAAGAAGTCCTCACTGAAACCGAGTACGACTTTACTGAAGATGTTAACGCTCTTGTCGCTGGTGAAGAACTCTCAGAAGAGTTCCGAGTAAAAGCAGCAACAATCTTTGAAGCAGCAGTAACCTCCAAAGTAAATGCAGAAGTTACAGCGTTGACTGAAGCATTTGAATCCACTCTTACTGAAGAAGTAGAGAAGGTTCAAACAGAATTGGCCGAGAAGGTAGACACTTACCTCACTTATGCCGCAGAATCCTGGATGAAGGAAAATACTCTCCAGATCGAGCATGGCATTAAGACTGAGATGGCAGAGTCTTTCTTCAACGGTCTAAAAGGTCTTTTCTTAGAGCACAACTTTACGGTGCCCGAAGAAAAGTTCAACCTGCTTGATGGCATGGTTGAAGAGATTGATGATATGGAAGCTAAACTCAACGAGCAAATCGATGCTAATGCCTCTTTAAATAAGAGAATTGGCGAGTTTGTAAAAATGGAAATTGTGAACGAATGCGCTACTGGTCTTGCAGAGACACAAAAGGAGAAGCTTGCTTCTCTGGCGGAGGGTGTTGAGTTTGAAACTGAAGAAGATTTTCGTAAGAAAGTCGAAACGATTAAGGAATCCTACTTCACTAGAAAGGCTGAACTTGCAGAATCTGCAACCGAACCCACCGAAGAAGTTTCGGAACCCCTTGTCGAAGAAACAACTGGCGGCTCGATGTCGAAATACGTCGATGCAATTGCCCGTTGGTCTAAATGATTGTTAATTAACTACTAAAACTGGAAACTAAAATGTCTTTACAACACCTCCAGGAGAAGTGGGCACCCGTCCTGAATCACGAAGCACTCCCAGCGATTGCAGATTCCCATAAGCGCGGCGTCGTTGCACAACTCCTCGAAAACCAAGAGCGTGCCCTGACCGAAGAGGCAGGTATGCTTAACGAAACTATCGCATCTGCTGGTACAGGCGGATTCGGTGGTGGCGCAACAGCAACAGGTCCTAACGCAGGTTTCGACCCCGTTCTAATCTCCCTGATTAGACGCTCCATGCCTCAGCTCATCGCTTATGATGTTGCTGGTGTACAACCAATGACTGGTCCTACTGGACTGATCTTCGCAATGCGTACCAACTATGGTGCTGAGAGAGATCCCAACGCCTCTGGTTACGACGAAGCATTCTTCAACGAGCCTAACGCTGGTTTCTCTGGTGGTCCTGGTGCATACGATCCTGGTGCGTCTGACGCCACCAACGATGCCCAAGGCAACAACCCTGCACTTCTCAACGATTCCCCCGCTGGAACCTATGAGCAAGCAGACGACGCCACTGGAATGGCAACAGCAACTGCTGAAGCACTGTCTGACGCTTCTTCTAGCACCGCTTTCCGTGAGATGGGTTTCTCCATCGAGAAGGTTAGTGTTACTGCAAGATCACGCGCTCTGAAAGCCGAGTACAGCCTTGAGCTTGCTCAGGACTTGAAGGCGATTCATGGTTTGGATGCCGAGCAAGAGCTCGCCAACATCCTCAGCACAGAAATCCTTGCTGAAATCAACCGTGAAGTTGTACGTACAATCTACGTAAACGCTGTTGCTGGTGCTGCAAACAATACCGCTAACGCTGGTATCTTTGACCTTGACGTTGACTCCAACGGCAGATGGTCTGTTGAGAAGTTCAAAGGACTTCTGTTCCAAATCGAGCGCGATGCTAACGCTATCGGTCAGCAAACTCGTCGTGGCAAGGGCAACATCCTGATTTGCTCTGCTGACGTTGCTTCTGCACTGGGCATGGCTGGTGTACTTGACTACACTCCTGCTCTTGCTGGTAACAATGCACTCGCAGGCGTTGATGACACCTCCAGCACACTGGTTGGTACACTCAACGGCAAGATCAAGGTCTACGTTGACCCTTACTCTGCTAACGTAAGTGACAAGCACTTCTACGTTGCTGGTTATAAAGGAACCAACGCATTCGATGCTGGTCTGTTCTATTGCCCATACGTTCCTCTTCAGCAGGTTCGTGCAATCAACCCTGAGACCTTCACTCCGAAGATCGGTTTCAAGACTCGCTACGGCATGGTCTCAAACCCCTTCTCACAAGGTCTTACCCAGGGTTCAGGCGCTCTTACCGCCAACAGCAACCGCTACTACCGTCGTGTACAGGTCACGAACCTTATGTGATCCATCAGGATACACAACTACTGGACCCTTCGGGGTCCTTTTTTTATGCCTAGGTATAAGTTAGTAGGCAATAATATTCGTTGCATAAAGTCAGTAATTCCTGACAAAACAACATAGATAGTATAGAATTACGAGGTGAACAGATGAACCCAAATTTGAACTATATCATGAATCGCAGTTACACACAGAAAAACTATGAACAACATCACTTCTAGAAATCAATTGTATGAATGGACTCACTTTGAAGACTCTACAGAACTAGAAAAAATAAACGATTACTACGAATGTTTAATTGAATGCGACACCACACATCAAGCGTCATGTAAAAGAATCTGTAAAGAGGTGCTTATGTAGATCACATATATAATATACCGTGTGAAGGAAGTGTTTAAGAGGGTTTTCAGACCCTCTTTTTCATACTATAAATTTGATTTAAATTATGATTACCGAGTATTATTTTGAAGATTTCATTGGTGTATTTCGCACAGATTTTGATACACTCCCCATGATCGAGTATTTTGAAAAGATGCGTGAGGCAAATCGTGTCTTCAAAAGAAAAAGTATTCAGACAGGTAACAGACCAAACGAGAAGGTGGATTCTTCACTTATGACTGGTCCTGATGATGGTCTTACCATCTCAAAATCTATGGGAATGAAATTTTTAATTGAATATAATAATATAACTGCACAGTGCCTATCTTCGTATTGCGAAGAATATGAACAAGCAGGTGGATTTAGACTTCAGCAGACATATTTAAATATCCAAAAAACTCTTCCAAAACAAGGATATCATCTGTGGCACTGCGAACATAATAATTCTGGTGCAGAGCGTAGAGTATTAGCAACGATGTTGTATTTAAATGATGTGGAAGATGGTGGGGAGACAGAATTCTTATATCAATCTAAAAGATACAAACCAACAAAAGGAACACTGTTGATTTGGCCAGCAGGATTTACACATACTCATAGAGGTAATCCGCCCTTGACTAGTGAAAAGTATATTGCCACGTCTTGGTTAGAGTTATCTTGATATTGACTAAATACTTAGAAAGATCCCTACATGGCAAATTGGTATCAAGAGCAATTAACTAATAAAAACTTTTTGTCGCCTATCGGGTTTCTTTTTATTCTCGATAAAGCACAATTAGTTTCTTTCTTGTGTCAAAAAGCAGAGATTCCTTCTATGACTCTAGGAGAGGTCAATATTCCAACAAGGGGATTAGTACCTATTCCAGTTGAAGGAAACATGCGTTATGATGAGTTCAGTATGGAATTTATTGTTGATGAAGATCTCAAAAACTATTTGGAAATTCACAACTGGATGCGTGCTTTAGGAACACCACAAGAATTAAAAGAAAGAAAACTTTGGAGAGATAAGCATAGAACCGATGTTTCGCAAGATCCAAGATTCTCTGATGCAACATTGCAAGTTTTAAATAACAACAACAATGCAAACTTTGATGTTGTATTTAAAGATATGTTTCCCACAAGTCTTTCAACATTGTCATTTGATGTTACTGGTAACGATAACGATTACTTCACAGCAACGGCAACATTCAAATACACTCTGTATGAAATCAGAAATGTAAACTCTCAAACTCGTAAGACTTAATTATGGAATTTCACAAACAAGAATGGCGTGATGAATATTACGAGATGCGAAAAGATCAACTCACCCAATCTCGTATAAAATTATTAGCAGTTGGTCCTAGAAGTATGTCTCAAAGTTGGATACTTCAAGCGATGCACGAAGATTGGAAACGACTTACAGAATACAAGAAATCACTTAATTATGAATCTGGAAACACTACAGGAAATGTGGAAAGTTGATTCCGTTTTGGATGACGATTTACACGACAATGACTCTTTAAAAATTCCACAACTTCACATGAAGTATATGGAATATCATAATACATTTTCTCTTATGAAAAAAGAAAGGGAAATACAATTGAAAAAAATGACGCGAGATAAGTGGTTGTACTATAAGGGAAAGGCACCTGCAGCAATCTACAAGGACATGCCTTTTGATTTAAAACTTACAACAAAAGAAGAGATATCAATGTTCATTGAATCTGATGAAGAGATTGGAAAACTCCAATACAAATTAGGTTATATAGAACAGGTAATATTTTATCTTGATGGTGTCTTGCGACAAATTAATAGTCGAACATACCATATCAAAAATGCTATCGAGTGGAAAAGGTTTCAAACTGGTATGTAATGAATTACGGTTTATATTATAAGCAAGTTTCTTTTAATCGCCAGTCGATGCAAGTAGTCAATACTGCATTGTCTGGCAATTTATTTAAGTGGCAAGACGGTCAGTTATATGACCAAAAGAATGAAACAAAACGAAAATCTAAAATAGCATGGGTAAAAAATGAGCAGTTATATGTCCTGTTACTGAAGATGGTAAAGCAGGTGAATAGGGATGCTGGATGGAACTTTAATATTACTGGAGTTGAACCTATTCAATATGGATTATATGAACCAGGAGGCACGTATAATTGGCACGTAGATCAACACCCAACACCTGTTAGAGGCAACGTAAGAAAGATTAGTATGTCACTCTTCCTCAATGACGACTATGAAGGTGGGGAGTTTGATTTGGAGATATATAGTCCAGGGGTAGAACCTAGGTATAAATCGTTCAAAACAAAACCAGGAACTGCCGTCTTTTTTCAAGGTGATCAATGGCACAGGGTTAGACCTGTAACATCAGGATTGCGTAAATCTCTTGTAGCATGGTTTTATGGACCTCCGTATTCGTAAAAAGAATGAAGTTTATCTTAAAATTGAGGCAGAACCTCACATCAATTATGAACTAGCAGATTATTTTTGTTTTGAAGTTGAGTCTGCAAAGTATATGCAGAAGCAACGTCGCTGGAAAGGATGGGACGGAAAGATCCGTTTGTACTCACCAGCAACAGGAGAAATTTATTGTGGTCTTCTAGACTATCTTTTAGAGTGGGCAGACGAAAAGAAGTATCAATATAAGTTTGAAGACTGTAAGTTCTTTGGTCATCCACTAGAACAGAATGAGTTCATCACTCCTCAGGGTGTTGTAGGTTTTGTAAAATCTCTTCACTTACCTTATCCCGTTCGGGATTATCAGTATAAAGCAATATACGAGGCACTAAAATATAATAGGAGACTTTTATTATCACCAACAGCTTCTGGAAAGTCTCTGATGATTTATGCATTAGTACGCTTTCATGCAAATGCGAACAGAAATATCTTAATTGTTGTTCCAACTACATCTCTAGTGGAGCAGATGTATAAGGACTTTGAAGAATATGGTTGGATGGCGTCCGAAAACTGCCACAAAATATATGCGGGGGCAGAAAAATACACGAACCATCAGGTGGTAATTACCACTTGGCAATCTATCTATAAGGAACCTCGTAAGTGGTTTGACAGGTTCGATGTAGTCATCGGTGACGAGGCACACCTTTTCAAAGCTAAGTCTCTTACGTCTCTGATGGGTAAGTTGCATGAATGTAAATATCGTATTGGATTTACAGGAACTCTTGACGGTGCAAATGTCAATCAATTAGTTCTGGAAGGTGTCTTTGGTAGATGCTCACAAGTGACACGAACTGCTCAACTGATGGAAGCGGGGCATGTTGCTAAGTTGAAAGTAAAGATTGTTCTAGTAAAGCACGAGGAGAAATTATTTGAAGGTTATCAGGATGAGATCGGATACCTTGTAGAGCATGAGGGTAGGAACAAATTCATCCGCAATCTTGCTTGTGATTTAAAGGGAAACACTCTAGTCCTTTTCAACTATGTAGAACGCCATGGAGTGCCTCTTTACGAGATGATAAATAGTTACACCGAAAGACCAGTACATTTCGTACATGGTGGAGTAGATGTTAATGACCGTGAAGACATCAGATTACTAACCGAACAATCCGATAATGCAATCATCGTTGCTTCATATGGTACGTTTTCCACAGGCATAAACATCAAAAGATTACACAACGTTATTTTCGCAAGTCCTTCAAAGTCCAGAGTTCGCAACCTACAATCTATTGGTCGTGTCCTAAGGAAAGGTGAAAATAAATCTCAAGCAACATTATATGATATTGCTGATGATATCTCTACAGACAGAGGTAACAACTATACACTCAACCATTTAATGGAGAGAGTCAAAGTCTACAACGAAGAAAAATTTAATTATGAAATCATAGATGTCAAAGTAAAAGCTTATGATTAACTACGCAAAACATGATGAAGAATTCTACGGTATCTTTAAACTTCTCAATGGTGAGGAAGTTCTAGGTAAAGCAGTTCTCACAGAAGATGATGGGGAAACTTTAGTTTTTCTCCAGGATCCTGTTTGTCTTCAAATTATTACTAAAGAATTAGATGAAGGTAAAGTAATTAAAGGAATTGGATTTGCTAAATGGATGACTCTTTCGGACGAAGAGTTTTTTATTCTTAGAGAAAAAGATATTCTAACCGTTGCATCCATGAATAAAGAATCTATCTTTATGTACGAGTCCTATATTCTTGGCGAAGACGGGGTAGAAGAAAGAAAAAATACTAACAAGATTGGACCTGAAGATACACTAGGATATCTAGGTAGTATTGATGAAGCAAGAAAACTATTTGAAAGAATCTTTAAAAGCTAGAGGTGTTTCTGAACCCTTACATGGTTATTATACAGGGATTTGCAATTCTTGTCAAGTGTGCTATAATGTACGTAAAGGAATAACAGCATATGAAATCCACACCTAAAAAACAAAAACAACATTACGTTGATAATCAGGAGTTTCTTGCTGCTATTATCGACTATAAGAAAGAAGTTTGGACTGCCTTGGAAAAAGAAGTTCCAGGTCTTAGCGATATGAAATCTGATGAGCAGTTTCAAATTTTAAAGAGTTGGAAGAGTCCCAATAAACCTAGAGTGGGAAACTACATAGGTAGTTGTTTTTTGAAGATTGCGACACACTTATCGTATCGTCCAAACTTCATTAACTACATGTATAAAGATGATATGGTATGTGATGGTATTGAAAATTGTATCCAATATATTGATAGGTTTGATCCAGAAAAGTCTAAGAATCCGTTTGCGTATTTTACACAAATTGTATACTATGCTTTTCTCAGGCGTATCGCTAAGGAAAAGAGACAGATGGATATCAAAGATAAAATCCTTGAGAAGTCTGGATACGATCATGTATTCTCTGTTGACGGAGATGCACATTCCGACTATAATCACATCAAATCTCGTGTCGAACTAAACACCAAACGATGAAGATTCTTTTGATAACTGACCAACACTTTGGTGTTCGTAACGACAATCAACATTTTATCAACCATTACAAGAAATTTTATGGAGAGGTAGTTCTCCCATTCATCGATGCACATAATATTACAAATGTTATTTGTTTAGGTGATACCTTTGACAAGAGGCGTTCCATTAACTTTATGTCTCTTGAGGCAGCAAAGGATATGTGGTTCACACCTCTTCAAGAAAGGGGCGTTACGATGGACATGCTCGTAGGGAATCATGATATTTATTACAAGAACACTTTACGAGTTAACGCCCCAAGTGAGTTACTTGGAGAATACGACAACCTCAGAATCCATACCAAACCTACTGTTGCTTTTTTCGATAATCTTCCTGTACTCCTTCTCCCTTGGATTTGCGATGAAAATCGTACAGAAATTCTGGAAGAGGTAGGAAGCACAGAAGCAGAAGTATGCATGGGGCATCTTGAACTTAATGGTTTTGAAGCACACCCTGGTCACGTAATGCAAAGTGGTATGGATGTGAATGCGTTTTCTAAATTCAAGAAAGTATTCTCTGGTCATTACCATATGAAGTCTACTAAGAAAAACGTAAGTTACCTTGGTAATCCATATCAATTGTATTGGAACGATTATGGATGTAAGAGAGGGTTTCATGTATTTGATACTAAAACTCTTAAGACAACATTTTATAAAAATCCCTTTGACACTTTTCACAAACTCTATTATAATGGTGGAGTTACTCTACCAGATGAAAACGAACTTCAAGGAGCATTCGTTAAACTCATTGTAGAAGACAAAGGTGACTATGCAAAGTTTGACTACACAGTTCAACAATTGCATAATATGTCTCTTGGGGATCTTAAAATTATAGAAGACCTTAGTGTTGAGTTGGAAGACGGTAGTAAGATACTGGAAACCGAAGACACAATGACTCTTCTTGATAACTACATAGATGAAATAGAACTTAAAGTAAATAAGTCTAATATCAAAAATGTGATGAGGTCGCTTTACATGGAGGCATCGGAAATCTAATGTTCATCTTAACTGACATAAAAAATGGCGGTGTTTATGCTGTTCGTACCACTACAAACAGTAAAATCATTCGCCTTTTTGAAGAGGAAGATGATGCAATCAGATACCGAGAACAGTTAAGTGCAAATGATTACTCTGATGATTTTGATATAGTAGAAGTAGAACCCGAAGTTGTTGCTATAAATTGCAGCAATTATGGGTATAAGTATTCAGTAATTTCTAAAGACGACCTAGTTATTCCTCCTCCCTAATGATTATATTTGAGACTATCCGCTGGAAAAACTTCCTTTCAACAGGAGATCAGTGGACGGAGATTGATTTTTGTGAATCATCATCAACACTTATTGTAGGTTCTAATGGCGCAGGGAAGTCCACTATGTTGGACGCCCTGTGTTTTGCTTTGTTCGGAAAGGCATTCCGTAAAATAAACAAACCTCAGTTGGTAAACTCTATCAATGAAAAGGGTTGTAAAGTGGAGGTTACTTTTTCTATAGGTAAAGATGAGTACCGTGTATTCAGAGGTATTAAACCAAATGCATTTGAACTTTATAAGAATAACAAACTAGTTGACCAGGATGCTGCTACTAAGGATACGCAAAAGTATCTCGAACAATCTGTACTTAAACTTAACTATAAGTCATTCACCCAAGTTGTCATTCTTGGGTCTAGCACCTTTGTTCCCTTCATGCAACTTCCTGCTGCTCACAGACGAGAAGTAATTGAAGACCTTTTGGATATCAATATATTCTCTAACATGAACAATCTTTTAAAAGATCGTGTTCGTACAGCTCAAAGTCAGAATAATGACTGTGGTCATATGCTTCGCCTAACAAAGGAAAAGGTTGACAGTCAACAGAAGTTGATTGCTTCTTTGAAAGAGGTAAATCAAAATCGTCAAGAAGAGAAACAAGATACTTATAATGCAAATGCAGAACGTATTCAAGAACTGCATACACACCATAAATTAAAAAAAGATGAAGTTGTTATCCTAGAAGAACAGATGGGTGACATTGAAGAACAGAAAAAATTTGTTCGTAAACTTCGTCAAGGTCAATCAGATAGAAAGTCTGAACTAAAACTGATTGCAAGAAACATGAAGTTCTTCAAGGACCATGATGTTTGTCCTACTTGTAGTCAAGATATAAACACTGAGTTTAAGAGGGAGAAAGTTACTCTGATGTCTTCATCAGGTAAAATTCTTGCAAGTGAGATTGAAGGTTTCACTAAAGATATTACTGATGCAGTAGATGTTGTTACTAAGATGGAGGATACATCTGCTCAACTCTATGAAGTTCGTAGTGATGCATCTGCATTTGAACGAGAGATTGTTCGTATTGAAATGGAGAATCTTCGTATTACAAATGAAATCGTTGAACTACAACAGAGTACACCTAATATTGATCAGGAAGAAGAAATTTTATTTGAGTATCAAAAAGAGCACAGTAAAACTGAGGAAGACTGCTCTGCAGTCAGTCAGCAATTAGATGAGTTTCAAGTCGTTGCTTCTCTTCTTAAAGATTCGGGAATTAAAAGTCAGATTATTAAAAAATATATTCCTATCTTCAATCAACTAATTAACAAGTATCTTCAGTCAATGGATTTCTTTGTTAACTTTACTTTAGATGAGGAGTTTAATGAAGTCATCAAGAGTCGCTTTAGAGATGAGTTTTCTTATGCATCCTTCTCTGAAGGTGAGAAGCAGAAGATTGATTTAGCACTTCTGTTTACATGGCGTGAAGTTGCTCGGATGAAAAATAGTGTTGCCACCAATTTGCTCATTCTTGATGAAGTATTTGATAGTTCTCTAGATTCTTCTGCCACAGCAGAACTACTAAGTATTCTTAGAAGTTTGGGACAAGAGACAAATGTCTTTGTTATCTCACACAAAGGAGACATTCTTGTCGATAAGTTCTTGCGAACACTGAAGTTTGAAAAGATTAATGACTTTTCCAAGATGTCAGATGAGTCCTAAATAAACTTGATTAGGGGGAAAACTTTTGCTTTCTACACAGTACCGACTGCGATTAGAATTTATTTGTAAATGTATAGCAAATAATGAAGATGTAAAACTAGATGATATGATCTGGGCACAGAAACTCGCTAAAGCAAATACATCTGCCAACGAGATGTTAAAAATGGCCAGACGCCAAGCAGCACAAGACATTGAAGAAGGTAGTACCGACGATTTTCTGAATAGGATGGGTTTAGGAGACCCCGACCCATCCAATCATAAAAGGGGATTCACTGATGCTGACGATATCAAGAGTTGGTTTCACCAAGACAAACCTGATGACTGGAGACAACGTGACTAAGAAACAATATAAACAATTGCTGCTAGACCATTTCACAGAGCGATTGGATAAGTTGACTGCAAAGGAACTGAAAGAACTTGCTGCGAGACACACATGAAGGATTATGTCTGTGTCCCCATGTGGGATCCTATTTTCGAGATGATGCGCTATCATTGGGTGCATAAGTCAGAAAAGGATCCTGAGCAATTCGTGAAAAATCTTAACCCAGAGCAAGAACTGCTATGAGTAGTAAGGTGCTATTCCTAGTTGACATTGGTAATGGTAGATGTGTCAGTCATGATGGATACATTCAAATTGGTATTTTCTCTCATAGTGTAGAGAAGCACCTTGAGTTGTGTCCCGAACAAGAATGGCAGGTAACATACTGGATGCCTGATCCATTCTGTATTAGATATCCGAGAGCAAACTATCAGCATACGATGAAGGCGAATGAAGGTTCTCCTAAGACTGATAATGCTACTGATAGTAGACCAAGAGACTTCCCAGACCAAGCAACAAATAGATTGGAGAGAACATTATGAAGATGTGGGAAACGGAATGCTCTGGGTGTCAAAAGATGATACCAGCAAATCAATGTCCTCAAGTCGGATGCTATGTTCCGTCCGAGAATAAATATAAAAATTCACTATGCAAACCCTGTTGGTTAAAAAAATGCAAGCAGTAATCTATTCAAATGGTAGTCAAGAGTGTGAGCGTATGGCAGCACTATTAGAGTCTCTTGGTGGAGAGTTTTTAGAGTATAAACTCAACAAGCACTTTACTCAAAGATCATTTGAAAATGAATTTGGCGAAGGGGCGACCTACCCCCAAGTATCTTTGGGTTATAAGCATGTTGGTAATATGCATGACACATTACATTTCCTACAAGAGAAGGGAATGCTTGTGTGAAAAAAATATTGAGAGTTTGGAAATATGCATTGGGTTCTTTCTCTGATGAGAAGACCGAGGGGTATGATAATGCTATTGTTGTTATACGATCTCTCGTGTTTTTTAGTTATCTCATTACTAATTGCTTCATTGTTGCTGGAGTGATCCGCCACTGGGACAGTAACCAAAGTGTCCCTATAGTGTCCCCATACCTTGACGACAGTGCTATACTTACAGAGTAACCAAGAGAGACGGATGAACACTCAGGAAGTCAAAGGCACTCTCGCCAAACTGCTCGCTACGGAGAATCTTCAAGTAGAGCATCGTAAGGTTAGCACTGCCTGTTTCGATGTTAATAGTAGGACTCTCATCCTCCCCATCTGGAAGACTGCCTCTAACACGGTATATGACCTTCTGGTAGGGCATGAAGTGGGACATGCTCTCTATACACCCAATGAGGATTTTGGTACTACTTCAAAAGCATTCGTGAATGTCATAGAGGATGCTCGTATTGAGCGTATGATGAAGCGTACTTATCCTGGTCTCCGTCGTTCCTTCTTTGAAGGTTATAAAGAACTTTGGGAGAGAGATTTCTTTGGTGTGAAAGATGATAACCTTGATACCTTGTCTTTGATTGATCGTATCAATCTTTACTTCAAGGGCAATCCTAATATTTTATTTGATGATGAAGAGTTGGTATGGGTTGAACGTGTAGAATTGACTAAGACTTTCCAAGATGTTATTGATCTTGCGACAGAACTTTACGATTTCTGTTCGGAAAAACAGGAAGAAAAAGAAGAAGATGTACTTCCTCCACCTTCTGCTAATGGTAACAAACAAGCAGACCGCGAAGAAGAGATAAATCCTTCCTCTGAAGACGGTGATGATGAGAGTGAAAGTGATTATGATGGAGAAGATGAGCAGCAACAAGAAGATTCTGCATCACAATCAGAACTTACTCCATACTATGGTAGTGATGAAACCAAGTCTGTTACTGATGAAGCACTTGCTCAAGCACTAGAAACTCTTGTAGATGACGATGCAAAGGAATGGGTGTATCTTAATATACCCGATCCTAAAATTGATAATTATATTGTTCCTTTCAATGAAATTCAAGACAATTTGAATAACCATTTCTACGATGAAAGTCGTAGACCTGATTGGAAAGATAACGTTGAATATGCTATAGATCATTATACTTCCTTTAAAAAAGATACTCAGAAGACTGTCAACTATTTGTGCAAGCAGTTTGAAATGAGGAAGTCGGCTGACGAATATAAACGTGCAGCAACTTCTAAGACTGGTGTTCTTGACACTAACAAACTACATACTTACAAGTATAACGATGACATCTTCAAGAAAATTACTATCATCCCTGAGGGTAAGAATCATGGACTGGTGATGCATATTGACTGGTCTGGTTCTATGCAACATCAACTTCTAGACACTCTGAAGCAGGTTTATAATCTGATTTGGTTCTGTAAAAAGTCGGGCATTCCATTCAGGGTATTTGCTTTTCAGTCTGGATATGTTTCAACAAACATTGAACCTACGGAGAGTAATCCAGGCGAACTTGCTATATCAGAATGTTTTCGATTGTTTGAGATGTTCTCTTCTCGTCAGAATAAGCAATCTCTAGAGAAGTCTATGAAACTTGTTTATCTACAAGTCTTTTCTATGTCTGGATGGAGACTATCTCATTACAGTCCATATACTCTTGGTGGCACTCCTCTTGCAGAAGCGGTTTATTGCACTCGTAGTATTGTGGAAACTATGAAAAGGGTTGATCGTGTTAGCAAGGTTAACGTTATTTGCCTGACTGATGGTGAAGCAAATCCTATGAGTTACGTTCATCAGTTCTCTGACGACCATGCTTATCGTGCTGGTGAGTATCATTGTCAGTATCTTTGTCACACTCGTGGTAAACTATTCTTTCTTCGCGACCCTAAGACTGGATACACTCGTAAAATCTCAAGTCAACCATATGAAACTACAAAGGCGATAGTGTCATTCTATCGTGAGATTACTGATTATAATTGGATTGGCATTCGTCTATGTGGCAAAAGTGATTTGACTAAACTTGTTCGTGATTTTGCATATGATGAAATTGATGCTATTGATAAACAGTGGAGAAAGGAGAAGTTTGCTTCTATTAAAGAACGAGCAGGATTTACTGAAGCGTTTTACATGCCAGATAAGAATACTGGGATGGGGTCTATGGATCTTGAAGTCAAACAAAAACATGAAGTTGCAACTAAAGCAGAACTCACTCGTGCATTTAAAAAGCATATGGGTTCTAAAATGACAAACAAGACCATCCTTAACGCATTTATTGAGCAAATCGCATGAAGTGTAAAGTACAACTATTCAAAGCAGGAACAGTTTTCGATGAAATTGTTATTGCTACAGACTATGACGATGCTAAGAAAGTTGCCTTGGCACGAAACCCTGGAGCAACTATCATGGGAGTAACGGCAGTATTCTAATGAACATTACTGTTCCCATGAGGGTATTGGGCAGTGGTCTTGTGATTATTGCCTACTTTACTATCCTTCATATCAATACAACACTTGGTGTCGTATTGCAGATGGTGGGTGATAGTATTTCAATTCCTTACTTTGTAAGGACAAAATCTTGGGACATCGTTATTATGGTTACATTCCTCCTAGTGATCTCTGTATCGCATTTGCTATGAACATCTTTGTCACTGATGAGTCTCCATGGAAATCTGCTGCTGTCCTACCTGACAAACATGTCGTCAAGATGCCCCTGGAGACCTGCCAGATGCTCGCTATAGTCGCCTCAGACAAGTGGGGGCATGGTTATGGTACTTTGCCTAAGAAAGACGGTACACCCTATGCTACAGAGAAGGGAGCGTTCCGTAATCACCCTTGTACTATCTGGGCAAACGAGACTATAGCAAATGCTCGCTGGTTGCTTGAGCATGGCGTTGCATTATGTGACGAGTATTACAATCGGTATGGAAAAAACCATACCTGTTATAGGACTCTTATTGCTGCTGATGAAATCATTCCCTATGTGAAGTGGGATGATCACACTCCTTTTGTCTTTGCAGGACCTGACGAGTATAAGTATGATACCAGCATTGATATCTTCACTGCATACAAGATGTACATTGCATCTAAACCATGGGTATCTGACAACTACCTAAGACTGCCAGATAAAAAACCGTCCTGGGTCTGACCCAAAACGACCCCAAACCTGCTATAATTACAAAGTAAACAAAGGAAAGCAATGCCCCGCAAGTCTGAAGTCACTACAACAGCCCTTGTCAATCATCTGACCGAACTATATGGTTGTGAGGTTGATACTATTCAGGTCCGTAGTTCAGCAGCATCTCTTGGTGTATCGTATGCTACTGCTACCAAACGTCTTGACTCTTATAAATCTGGTAGGGGTAAATGGAACCTAACTGTTCAAGAAATTGAGCAAGCATATGAAGCACCCTCTGCAACACCTGTATCTAATTACATTCCTGTAAAAGATGATTCCTATGTCCCTTTTGGTAACTTCGCATCTGTTCGCAAAGTTATCTCCTCTAATAAATTTTATCCTATTTTTATCACGGGTCTTTCAGGTAATGGTAAAACCTTGTCCGTTGAGCAGGCTTGTGCTGCAGCGAAACGCGAGTTGATTCGTGTCAACATCACAATCGAAACTGATGAAGACGATCTTATTGGTGGTTTTCGTCTTGTTAATGGTGACACTGTTTGGCATAATGGTCCAGTCATCGAAGCTCTGGAACGTGGAGCTATACTTCTTCTAGATGAGATTGACCTGGCATCTAATAAAATCTTGTGTCTGCAATCTGTACTTGAGGGCAAGGGTGTTTTCCTCAAGAAAATTGGTAAATATGTAACTCCTAAGGAAGGATTCAATGTTATTGCAACTGCAAATACTAAAGGTAAAGGCAGCGATGACGGTCGCTTTGTTGGAACCAATATTCTCAACGAAGCATTCCTCGAACGTTTTCCAATTACATTCGAGCAAGATTATCCAACTGCATCGGTAGAAGAAAAAATTCTACGAAATATGGGTTGTGATACTATCTTCGCAGAGAATCTTGTGAGGTGGGCAGGTGTCATTCGTAAGACTTTCTTTGATGGTGGTGTTGATGAAGTAATCACAACACGTCGTTTAGTTCATATTGCACAAGCGATGGAGATTTTTAGTGACCGTCTTACTGCCGTCAACATGTGTATCAATCGTTTTGATGACGACACTAAACAATCTTTCCTGGATCTCTATACAAAGGTTGACGCTGGAGAAGATTCAGAGTACAATGAAGAAGAAGAAACCATTTGATTATGAAGTACAATGAAGATGCGCTTCTCAAGGAGTTGCGCGACTATATTTCTGGGACCTATGGTCAGCATTATTCTGCTGGCAACGATGAGATTCAAACGCTAGACTTGATTGAAGCGTGTGGTGATGCAGAGGCATTCTGTCGTAGCAACATCCTAAAGTATGCCTCACGCTATGATCGCAAGGGCACTGCCCGTCGTGATATCATTAAGATCTTACACTACGGATTGCTCCTCCTCCATTTTTCCGATAAAACTAAAGTTACCGAAACCTACCCTCAATGACCGTAATTTCCAAATCTACAATTGAAGTCCTTAAGAACTTTTGTTCAATCAACAAATCAATCGTAATTAAACCTGGCAATACAGTTTCTACTCTCAGCATCAACAAGAATATTCTTGCTATCGCTGATGTTGAAGAACAGTTTGATACCCAGATTTCTATTTACGATTTGGGTGTATTCCTTGGTGGTTTGTCTCTTTTTGAGTCTCCAAAGATTGATACTACCCAATCCAATTACGTTACTGTGAGTGACCAACGGGGTAAGTCGAAGACTCGTTTCTTCTATGCAGACCCAGATATCATCACTCAACCTCCAGAAAAGGAGATTAATATTCCTTCTGAGGATGTACGGTTTCGTCTAGATGCAGGAGTTCTCCAACAACTTCAACGTGCGGCAAGTGTATATCAACTTCCTGATCTATGCTTGTTCTGTTCTGATGGTACTATGAATTTGTGCGTAACTGATAAGAAGAACGATACTTCCAACAGTTACTCTGTTGAGGTTGGTGAGAGTGATGATGAGTTCTGTTATTGTTTCAAGGTTGAGAATCTGAAACTTTTGGCAGGTAATTATAATGTCACTATTAGTAGACAGAATGTTGCTCTCTTTCAAGGTACTGGAATCAAGTATTTTATTGCTCTCGAACCTAACAACTGATGAATGATTTTTTATGGGTAGAGAAGTATCGTCCTCAGACTGTTGAGGAGTGTATTCTTCCTGCCAATGTGAAGCAAACCTTCCAGAGTTTCATTGACCAAGGTGAGATTCCCAATCTCCTCTTGTCTGGAACTGCTGGTGTTGGTAAGACTACTATCGCTAAAGCACTGTGTAAAGAACTGGGAGCAGATTATTATGTTATCAATGGATCGGATGAAGGTCGATTCCTGGATACTGTACGCAATCAGGCAAAGAACTTTGCCTCTACTGTGTCTCTCACTGCTTCTGCTCGTCACAAAGTGCTTATCATTGATGAGGCAGATAACACAACCCCAGATGTCCAACTTCTCCTTCGTGCAAGTATCGAAGAGTTCCAAAAAAACTGTAGGTTCATATTCACTTGTAACTTCAAAAACAAGATTATTGAACCACTACATAGTAGGACAACGGTCGTAGAGTTCAATGTCCGAGGTCAAACAAAGCAAGAACTTGCTGGTGCGTTTTTTACAAGGTGTCAAGATATCCTCAGGCGCGAGGAGGTCACCTTCGCTCCTAGAGTTTTGGCAGAAGTCGTCCAGAAATACTTCCCAGACTTCCGAAGAACTCTCAATGAGTTGCAACGCTATGCCAGCACAGGGTCTATCGACACTGGTATTCTGGCGGCGTTAGGTGATGCCAATGTTGATACTCTTGTAACAGCATTAAAGGATAAGAAATTTAATGATGTTAAGAAGTGGGTGACTCAGAACCTTGATTCAGATCCAACTTCTATCATGCGTAAATTGTATGATAATCTATCTGGTGTCATGGGTGGTCCTAGTATTGCAGCAGCAGTTCTAATCATTGCTGAGTACCAGTACAAGTCTGCTTTTGTTGTAGACCAAGAGATTAATCTACTTGCATGTCTAACTCAAATTATGGTGGAGTGTGAATTCAAATGAAATTTAAAGCATTAGTATTTGTCCGACTACGATCACAGGTTGATGACTCTCCTGGCAATGCCGTGAGAGATGCCTGTAAGAGATTGTCTGAGTTAGATATCAAGAAACTTAGACTTGGTAAGGTCATCGATGTTTGGTTGGAAGCAGAGACCAGAGAGTATGCTGAGAAAGAACTCGAAATGCTATCTGATAGATTCCTTGCCAATACAGTCATGGAAGACTGGGACTATGAACTGACTGAAATTGAAGACTTTCCTAAAGGTATTGAATAATGATTGATGTAAAACTAATCCGAATTATTTCTGGTGAAGAAATTATCGCTGAAGTTATTGACTGGAGTAACGGTATTCTTACCATCAAGAATGCTCTAGTTGTTATTCCTCAACAAGGACAAATTGGATTTGCTCCTTGGGCAACAGTGATTAATTTGGAACAACCTGAGATTGCTCTTGATATGAAACATGTCATTTATGCTGTTGAAGTTCAACCAGAAGTTGTTAAGCAGTATAATAGTATCTTTGGTGGTCCTGACATCATCACTCCAAGCAAGCAACTTATACTATGACATCACTAAAGACACCTCTTCGTTATCCTGGTGGTAAGTCTCGTGCTACTAAAAAGATGGCAGAGTTCTTTCCACTATTCAAAGACTACACAGAATTTCGCGAACCATTTGTTGGTGGAGGTTCTGTTGCTCTTTATATCACTCAGATGTATCCTCACCTGGATATCTGGGTGAATGATTTGTACGAACCATTATATAATTTCTGGAAAGAACTCCAGTATGATGGTCGCAAACTTCGTGACCAGTTGGTTCAACTTAAGAATCGTCATCCAGAACCTGTATCCGCAAAGGAATTATTTTTAGATGCTAAGGACATATTAAACAATGATCAGACATCCAACCTATCTCGTGCTGTTAGTTTTTACGTTGTTAATAAGTGCTCTTTCTCTGGTCTCACTGAGTCCAGTTCCTTCAGCAAACAAGCGTCAGAGTCTAACTTTAGTATGCGAGGGATTGACAAACTCCCTTATTACGGAGAACTCATCCAAGACTGGAGAATTACTAATCTGTCATACGAAGAACTTCTGACTAACAAGAAGGAATCGTTTGTATATCTAGATCCTCCTTATGAGATTAAGTCTAATCTCTATGGTAAGAAAGGTGGAATGCACAAAGGATTTGACCATGATGAGTTTTTCTTTGCATGTGATAGACATGCTTGCGACCAAATGGTATCATATAATTCTTCCAATCTAATCAAGTCTAGATTCATTGATTGGAAACCATATGAGTATGATCATACTTATACTATGCGTTCAGTGGGTGAGTATATGAAAGAACAGCAACAACGTAAAGAACTTCTTCTACTTAACTATGTCGTATGATGACAGGTATCCTCTTAAGGATTATTTAAATTCTATCAATTTGACTAAAAAGAATCTTATGGAGGATGAAGATCCCGCATGGGAACAGAACTATCCTCCATATATCATCAATAAATGTATGTCTCATCACATGGATACTGTGATGTTTTCTAATGAGATGAATCAGTATCCTGGATTGGATAAAAAACTTCAGTATGATTTCTTTATAAATACCGTCAGGTCCCGTAAGAGATTTTCTCCTTGGGGTAAAAAAGAAAAGGTGAAGGATATTGAACTTGTAAAACAGTTCTATGGTTATTCAACCGAGAAAGCAATGCAAGCACTCAGGATTCTTACCGAAAACCAACTCATGGTTATTAAAGACAAATTGAATAAAGGTGGTAAGAAACAATGAATGAACCTAAAGAAGTTCAGTGGACCAAAAATGATATGGTGGAGGTGAATCTAAAGGAACCTGATGACTTCCTAAAAGTTCGTGAAACTCTTACTCGTATTGGAGTTGCCTCTAGAAAAGAGAGGAAACTATTTCAGTCGTGTCATATCTTACATAAGAAAGGTCAGTATTATATTGTTCATTTTAAAGAATTATTTGCACTTGATGGTAAGAAAGCAAACTTATCTGAGAATGATGTCCAACGACGCAACCGAATTATCAAACTCCTATCTGACTGGGGTCTAGTGGAGATTGTAAAAGAAGAGGTTGTGACAGATGCTGCACCACTCAGTCAAATTAAAGTCATTGCATATAAAGAAAAAACCGAATGGACGCTAGAGTCTAAGTATAATATTGGTAAGAAAAGACAACCTACAGAATCCTAAATAGAAGAGCCTTGCTGTTCGTTAATGTCAGAAGAAGTTAAAAAAGAGGATCCTAAAAAGAAAGGTCTTCTTGGTAAGATTAAGGAGGCAGCAGATGACAAAGAAGAACAGCTTGCTATTCTGTCTACCTTTGTTCGCCTTGGTATTCTTGTTTGGTCTGGCGGAATACTCACGCTGGCATACATCAAACTTCCACCAGCATTGGGAATTCCCGAGCAGAAACTAGATCCAACTTTTATCGCGAGTGTCTTTACTGGGGTGCTTGCGACTTTTGGTGTTCAGGCAGCAAAGAAAGCAGGAGAAGGTGGTGGTAGTAATGGTGGTATCACAAAAGACCAGATGGAAAGATTGATTGAGAAAGCAGCACAAACTGCACCTGCACAAACTATTCGTATTGAACAGGCACCAGTCAAAATTTCTACTGACGATTCATACAAAATGTAACGGAGAACAAAATGCAAAAAGTAATTAACGTTTTAGCACTGCTATCATTCGTAGGAACTGCTGGTATTGTTGGTGGTGGTGCTGCAGTATATCTTAATAAAGATTCTATTATTGAGAACGTAAAGGGACAAGTTGCTGGCGCAGCAGCAGAAGCAATTGCAGGACAACTTCCTGGGATGATGGATTCTGCAATGCCAGAACTGCCATCTGCGACGGGTGGCGCTATTCCTGCACTTCCATCTGCGACGGGTGGTGCTATTCCGTTTGGTATGTAATCATGTCCAAACTAAAGATTGTAGCTGGTGCTGTCGGTGGTCTATTTGCTATCGCACATATTGGTTTGTTGGGATATGTAATTCACAGACCGAGACAACCTCAGATTCCTATTATCAATATTCCTAAAGGTGATTATTCATCTTATAGAATTAAAGGTAGTAAGGATGGATATGAGGTTGAGTATCGTGCAAACGATCCTGCTATCCTTGAGTCCCAAAAATCTTTATCCCTGGATAAAAATAATAAAGGATTCTTTGGTGGTAACACCACTGAGGTTAGACGAGAGTGGCGTCAAGACCAATTCACTATGGACGGCACACGCAATCTAGGAGGTGCCGTATCAGAGGGCGAGGGAAAGTCTGCAAAAGACATAGAGTGTATCGTGGCGGACGCTGGAGCACGGTCTCAAGGTGCAATGGCAGGTAGTGCTATCGCTGCTGGTGTCGCTGTTCCTGCCCTTGCTAGCGTCCCCTACGTGGGTTGGTTAGCAGGTGGATGGGCATTGCTCCTAGGACAGAAAGCAGGGTCCAGTATTGGTTCTACAGTTGGTAGTGTATTTAATGATTGCTAATGGACATTCCTGATATTGATATTCCGAATAATGATATTAGTATCGGTAATATTCGTGATTTAAATATTAATGTAATGCCTGATTGGATGGTTAATCCTCCGCAGGCACTACCAGTTTACCCACCCGTGACTACACAGGTGGGTGTTCCTATTGTTAATATACCTGGATGTGTTGAGTCTCATAGAGATAGTAGTGAGAATCAAACACTCAAAGAAGAAGACAGGGATGGAGTCCGAGTATTTTGTGATGCAGGAACACCTAGTTTCAATCCAATAGATTATGATCCAAATAAATTAGAGATGACAACAGAGGCACCTCCACCTCCACCTATGAAATCTCCTGAGAAAAAAGATGATACTAAAACAGATACTAAAGCACCGCCACCTCCACCGCCTGCAAAGGCAGAGTGTCCTACAAGAGAGCAGCAGCTAAAGAATCCCGTAGGAAAAGTATTAGAAAATAATAAAAAGATAGTCAGGTATGAGACAGTAGGAAAAGAATGTCTCCCTGTATTTGACACTTTAAATATACCAGATCAGATTGTTGCTAACCTACCATCACCAGGTGCTGTAACTGTTACCGCCTCAATTGCTGTAGTCGCGACGACTTCTGCACTGCTTGCAAAGCCTCTTGCTGATCTTTTGTTAAAGGTTGTGAAACCGACTGTGAAGAAGGTGATAAAGAAGATTGCTGCCTTACGGGGTAAGACGCCCCCTGTATTGTCGGTGTCGCAGAAGAGGGCAGAGCAACGGGATCGGAATCGGGCGATAAAGGTCTTACGTTCGGCACTGAAACCGAAGGGATAGAGTGACGATGTTGCTTGATAGCATTGACATTATTAACTACTACGTCAGCACATATTTTATAGTAAGGACTTCTGGGATGAAAACTTATTCCTTGTTGCATTAACTGACCACAATTCTTAAGTCTTGCAATCTCAAAGTCTAATCTTTTGTTAGCAATCATTTGTTGCTGCATTTGGATTTGAGTATCTGCTGCTTGCTTACAACGCTCTTGCATTCCACCATCAAGTGGGAAAGAAAGTGTTGCAGATAAACCAAGACTTGTACTATTATTAATTGCATCACCAGTTCTTACTGGTTTCCTCCAGAGTTCTGACCCTGGATTATCAGGCACACCATCACCTGCCATTTCCATAACGGTGATAGTCATGTCTGCACCATCTTCATAGGCACGAACAGTTTCACCTTCTGAGTTTGTATATGTTCTATTATCATAATGTGGTTCCCAAGGAAAGTTCTTTACTACTTTCTGAGTCTCTACCATTTGGCCTTGAAAATCTCTGTTGTCATACTGAGGTTCCATGTAGTATGTCTCAAATGGATCCTTCTGACTACGAGCATGAGTAATGAATGGTGTGATATTAGCAGTCGGTCCTTGACATGCAATACCCCCACCATATTGGTTAGTGATATATGGTCCTTGTAATACCTGAATAGCTTGGTTCGTAACTGAGCCTGATGAATTCGCGATTGGATTGGCAGTCGCAGAAACACCTCCCACATCAGCAGCACTGACGGGAGATGCGATTAACAACCCGATTACTGGGTAAAGATACTTGTTGTATCGGTTACGCTGGTAACCTCTGTTGTTCTTTGGATTACAGTTTGATTCGTTACCCCTGGTCCCATGTAGGTCTGAGTGAACTGGAATGCTGCTCCTGGTTCTGCGATTGTAAAACTCTGTCCATTTAAATCGAGACCAGAGTTGGCGCTTGTTACTTGCCCCTCTGTTCCTCCTAATGGATTCACTATCACTGAGTTTGTCGTTGGGTTCGGACTGAGGGATTGCCCCCCGTTGGTCACGTTTGAACCCGATACTGAATATTGCCATCCTGTTGCATAGTCTATAGAGTTAATCGTTTCAGTCACCTTCGATGTTGTTTCCGTGTGGCTCGTCATGGAGCCTTGACTGAAGTTTGGGACCACGGGGACCGCCAGGGCAGCGGCAGGAATAAGACTCACTCCCACCACAGACATCACAATATATATGATTGTCTTTCCAGAAGTCATGATTTTTGACCTCCATTTATTTAGTGTAGGATCGAGAGTTCACTCACGAACTGACCTGTAGCATTCGTGCCAGCTCCACCAGCCGTTATTGTAAGAGCACCAGTAGTGGAAATAGTACCAGCTAGAGAACCAGCAGAACCTGCAGCAGTAGATGTAATATTGCCAAATGCTGCAACCTCACCAACTGTTGGTGCAGAAGTTGGGATTGTATCACCCTGTGTGAAAGCAGTGCTATAAGAGAATGCTTCTCCACTTGTTGCATTAAGTTGATTTGCTGAAATCGCACCAGGAGAATAGATTCCACTGGTGATTGCTCCAGTTGAAAGCATACCAGCAGTTGTTCCGTCAGAGGTTCCGACATTTGTCCCACTAACAGAGTAGGAATTTCCTAACCTTGTGACGTTAGTAGCAGCAGCATCAACGGTTAGTTGAACACTGGAAGATATTTTATGTGTAAGGGCACCTGCATTTGCTGCTGATGCTGTCATCAATAACATAACGATAGGTAAAAACTTATTCATTTTTCCATCGATGGATGAGATACTACTATGTAGGTTAGGTATTCCTTACATAACGGTACGGGATATAACACATCGTATTAAAATGCAGACGTGTTAAATAATATTGGTTGCCTTCGGGGACCACACAATACAATCTCGCTTTATAAGGAGAAGTTACATGGACCTTACTAGATGGACATCGAAAGATGTCGATAAGATTTTTGATGCTGCAAATAGATACAGCATCGGACTAGATGATATCTTTTATCGATTGCATTCCTATGGATCGAATCATCCTGGTGGACAATATCCTCCATACAATATCGTCAAAGAATCAAATGTTAAATGGCGTATTGAAGTAGCACTTGCTGGATGGGCACCAGAAGATGTTGAAGTAACTACTGAGTCAAATATACTATTAGTAAAATCTGTTGGACCTAAGAATGATGATGAAGAAGAATATATGCATCGTGGATTATCTTCACGCACATTTGCTAGGGGATTCAACCTGAGTGATGATGTCGAAGTTGGCACAGTCAGTTTCAATAACGGACTTCTTGTGGTAGAATTGCGAAGAATCATTCCTGATCATCAGAAACGAAAGGTTTATGAAATCCAAAATTATCAACTACCTGAAAGTGATAGTGTGCCATCCAGCGACACACTTTAATTTGATCTCTCTTGGAGTATTGATTCTGATTGGAATGCTTCATAATCATGCACACTTTTCAATGACTAAGGATGCAGATTCTTATGTGAGGCAGTGGTGTAGGTCATCAGCAGAAAACAAAAAGACCTGTGTTCGTTACGGTGGAAACATGGACTACTAATTGACCTATATAATTTACAACCAAAGAGACCTCCAGGGGTCTCTTTTTGTTTGGAGTACACTATGAATGTCTATGTAAATTTAAAACCGAATACTTATGATGGAGATACCGATCTCTTGACAGTAGAAGTGCCTGCATCTTATACTGAAGAACTTATGAGATATGTCAGACCTATCGCAGAACAAAAGAATATCGACGAATCCAAAATCCTTAAGGATATTATTAAGGAAGCAATAAACGAAATTGAAAGGAGGAATTATGAGCGTAAGAATCGTTCGTCTAAAAAACGGTGAAGATGTCATCTGTGATCTCTATGAGGTGACAACTAAAGAGCAACCAGAAAAAGCGTTTGCTTATCAAATGAGTGACCCTTATAACATTACAATCTACGAACCTGACCATGATATTGATATCATGATTGGTGATGAAGGTGATGTAGTGGAACCTGAAGAAGATACAATGGATGGTAAGATTCAAAAAATTAATCAACCTGAAATTGATATGCGTCCTTGGGCACCTCTCGCTAAAGTAAAGAAGATTCTTCTTAAAATTGATGAGGTAATTACAGCATATGAAACATACGACGAAGTTATTGAAAAGTACAACGAGTTAGTGGAGGCATCTCATGGAGGAACAACAGATAAAACTAGTTCTATTGAGGGAGAGGAATGAGTATCTAATCGGTACTATTACAGAACTTGATGAAGAACCCAGTTTATTAATTGAAAAGTGTATGGAAGTACTTGAGGATGGAACTCTAAGACAGTTCCCTCTTCATGCACAGCAACGAGATTTGTTCTTGACATCTGAGTGTGTTTTGACTATACTGGATCCGAACGCTGAAATTCTGGAGAAGTACGAACAAGAATGAGTTCTTTTTATACCAACATTCAACTTGCTGGTGACACCATCCTCTACCGAGGATATGAAGATGGAAATCCTGTTTCATATCGTGCAAATTTTTCTCCAACCTTATATGTTCTTTCTCGTAAGAATGAAGACTTCAAGACTCTGGATGGAAAAAATGTGTCACCTGTCAAGTTTCAAACTGCTCGTGAAGCAAGAGACTTCATAAAGCAGTATGATAGTGTTGAGGGATTTGAAGTGCATGGATACGAGAGATTCGTATACCAATACATTCGTCAAGAGTTTCCTGGTGAGGTTGATTACAATATCAATCAAATGAAAATCTTTGCACTGGATATTGAGGTCCAGTGCGAGAACGGATTCCCAAATGTAGAAGAAGCAGCAGAAGAGATGTTGTCCATCACCATCAAAGATATGGTGACCAAGCAGTATTATTGCTGGGCAACTCGTGAGTTTGAAGCACCTGAGGGTGTAGAGACTCACATCTTCTGGACAGAACATGAAATGCTAAACCATTTCTTACAATGGTGGGTACAAAATACTCCAGATATCCTTACGGGTTGGAATGTCAATTTGTATGATGTTCCATACATTGCCCGTAGGGTTAGTCGTGTGCTTGGTGAAAAATGGATGAAGAGTTTGTCTCCTTGGAATCGTGCTAATGAGAGAGAAGTCTACGTTATGGGACGTAAGAATTATGCTTACGATATCTCTGGTGTCAATATTCTTGACTATCTCGATCTTTATCGGAAGTTTACGTATAGTAACCAAGAATCATATCGATTGGACCATATTGCTTTCGTCGAACTGGGTCAAAGAAAAGTTGATCATAGTGAGTATGAAAACTTCAAAGACTTCTACACCAGTGATTGGCAGAAGTTTATGGAATATAACATTCAAGACGTTGAGTTGATTGACCGACTTGAAGATAAGATGAAGTTGCTGGAACTTGCCATCACTATGTCTTATGATGCAAAAGTAAACTTTGAAGATGTTTATAGTCAAGTCCGTATGTGGGACACGATGATCTATAATTATCTTACTGATAGAAAAACAGTTGTTCCTCAGAAAAAGGGTGAAAAGAAAGATGAGAAATATGCAGGAGCATACGTCAAGGAACCGATTCCAGGAAAGTATGATTGGGTTGTGTCTTTCGACCTTAACTCTCTCTACCCTCATCTTATTATGCAGTACAACATCTCACCCGAGACATTACTCGATGCGAGACACCCAACAGCAACTGTTGATAAGATACTTAATCAGGAACTAGATATTGATGGGAAGTATTGTGTATGCGCTAACGGTGCTCAGTATCGTAAGGACATACTTGGGTTCCTACCAGAAATGATGCAAAAGATCTACGATGAACGGACCATATACAAGAAGAGAATGCTTAAGTCTAAGCAAGCTCTTGAACATGCCACCACACCTACAGAGACCACATCACTACAAAAGGATATTTCAAAATTCAACAATATCCAAATGGCAAGAAAAATCCAACTTAACAGCGCCTATGGTGCCATCGGTAACCAATACTTCCGATACTACAATCTGGCAAATGCTGAAGCGATTACCCTCTCAGGTCAAGTCTCGATTAGGTGGATTGAAGGTAAGGTAAATACCTATCTAAACAAATTACTTAAAACAGAGGACCACGATTATGTCATCGCTTCTGATACTGATAGCATCTACATCTGTCTTGATTTACTTGTCCGTTCTGTATTTCCTTCACAAGATGTTCGTGCAGAGAGGATTGTCAACTTCCTCGACACTGCTTGCAAAGAACGAATCGAACCATTCATTGAAAGATCGTATCAAGAACTAGCAGATTACGTTGGTGCTTATGACCAGAAGATGGTTATGAAGCGAGAGAATATTGCCAATACAGGTATCTGGACTGCTAAGAAGAGATATATCCTTAACGTTTGGGATAGTGAAGGTGTTCGCTATGAGAAACCCAAACTAAAAATCATGGGGTTAGAGGCAGTTAAGTCATCTACTCCTGGTGCATGTCGTACTGCTATTAAGGAATGTATGACAGTAATTGTTAATGAAGATGAAGAATCAGCGCAGGCATTTATTGCTAAGTTTAGAGATGAATTTACATCGTTACCAGTCGAAGATATTTCATTCCCTCGTGGTTGTAATAATCTAAATAAGTGGTCCCATCCCGCAACGCTCTATAGTAAAGGAACACCAATTCATGTTCGTGGTGCGTTGTTGTATAACTTTTACAATAAGAAGAATAAACTTACGCACAAGTATCCTTTGATTCAAAATGGAGAAAAGATTAAGTTTGTTTATTTGAAGACGCCCAACAAAATCAATGAGAATGTTATCAGTTATCTGGGAACATTCCCGAAAGAGTTTGGACTTGACAAACATGTGGACTATGACTTACAATTCACAAAGAGTTTCCTAGAACCTATCAAAGTTATTATGGACACGATTGGATGGCAAGCAGAAAAAGTACCGTCACTGGAGTTCCTATTCGGATGAAAACAAAATTTATGGTTACATATCAAAAAGCATTCAGTGCTGGTGCATCCAGAGAAGAAAAACTTTTTGATGATTTGAAAGATGCCAAATGGTTTGAACGTGCCATGAAACGTTCTCAACATATCACAACATTATTAGAGGTCAAAGAGTGAATTTTCTGCAAGATGTAGCAAAGGAGATCGGAAATGAATATGCAGGACTTGTTAGTGATGGTGTTGCAGCGGGAGATACCAGTGGTTTCATTGATACTGGCAGTTATATCTTTAACGCTTTGGTATCTGGCTCAGTCTATGGTGGTGTCCCAGGAAATAAGATTACCGCTATTGCAGGAGAGTCGTCTACTGGCAAAACTTTCTTTTGCCTTGGGATTGTACAGCATTTTCTCGACAGCAATCCTGACGCAGGTGTAATTTATTTTGAATCTGAGTCTGCTATTTCTAGGCAGATGATTGAGGATCGTGGCATTGCCGCAGACCGCATGATGATTGTACCTGTTGCAACCATTGAGCAGTTTCGTACTCAGTCTTGTAAGATTCTGGACAAGTACATGGAGCAGAAAGAGGAAGAACGCAAACCTCTGATGTTTGTACTGGACTCTTTGGGTATGCTTTCTACAGAGAAAGAGATTGCCGATGTAGCAGCAGATAAGCAGGTTCGTGACATGACTAAGAGTCAATTGATTAAGGGTGCCTTCAGGGTGCTCACACTCAAACTAGGGAAGGCAAACGTGCCTATGCTGGTCACCAATCATACCTATGATGTGATTGGGTCTTATGTTCCCATGAAAGAAATGGGTGGTGGTAGTGGACTGAAGTATGCATCTTCTACTATCATCTATCTGTCTAAGAAGAAGGAGAAGGATGGAACTGAGGTTATCGGAAATATTATTAAGTGTAAGGCACAGAAGTCACGTTTGACTAAAGAGAATAGTCAGATTGAAACTCGGTTGTACTATGATCGTGGTCTTGACAGATACTATGGTCTACTAGAGTTAGGAGAGCGAGCAGGGATGTGGAAAAATGTTGCTGGTCGCTATGAGATGAATGGTAAGAAAGTCTATGCTAAGGCAATTCTGAAAGAACCTGAGGTGTACTTTACTTCAGAAGTGATGCAGGCATTGGATGAAGCAGCAGCAAAGGAGTTTCGTTATGGCAACTAAGTTACTGGATTATATTAAATTGTATGATTCAATGGTTGATGATTCTTTATGTCAAAAGATTATCGAAACATTCAATGAGTCTGAGTTTTCTTATACTGATAACGACCAAAGACCTGCTTTTTCAGAACTGAATATCTCTAAAAGATTTATGGATAAAGATCCTAAATGGATTGCTATTCAAAATAAACTTACGGATGTTTTTGCTGATACAGCAGAACAATACATGAATCAATTGGATGTTGCTGCCGACTTCCCAGCAAAGTATGCATTTGAAGAACATCGTTTGAAGATGTATAACAATAATAATTATGACCAATTCAAAGCACATGTTGATGTTGGTAATTACAACTCTGCTCGTCGATTTTTAGTTTGCTTTCTTTATCTAAATGACGTTACTAGTGGTGGAGAAACAGATTTTCCTAAATTGAACTACAAAGTTCAACCTAAGTGTGGTAGAATACTGTTGTTCCCTGCCACATGGCAGTGGAGACATGCTGGACTTCCACCAGTATCGGGTAAAAAGTACATTGTTGGAACTTATCTTCACTACTTATGAATCTAGAAGTAACCATTCTAAGTAATCTCATTTACAATGAGAAGTATGCTAGAAAAGTTTTGCCTTTTCTAAAGTCAGATTACTTCACTGCTCGTGAGCATAAGATTATCTTTTTGGAAATCCATGAATACATTAGTCAATATGATGCGTGTCCCAGTCTCAACGCAATTGGTATAGAATGTCAGGAACGAACTGACCTTACCGAAGACCAGTTCAAAGAAATTCTAGGAGTTCTCAATGTCCTTTCCAATGATTCCACAGACCATGATTGGCTCGTTGATATTACGGAAAAGTGGTGTCAAGAGCGTGCGATCTACTTATCGCTTATGGAGTCTGTCAAGATTGCTGACGGGCAAGATACCAAGAGGGACAAAGGCGCTATTCCTTCGATTCTTTCGGAGGCACTTGGAGTATCCTTCGACCAACATGTAGGACATGATTATGTTTCAGATGCACAAGAACGCTATGACTTCTACCACCGCAAAGAAGATAAGATACCTTTCGACTTATCGTTATTCAATAAGATTACGAAGGGCGGTCTTCCTAATAAAACTCTTAACATCGCACTCGCTGGCACTGGTGTGGGCAAATCTTTGTTTATGTGTCATTGCGCTGCGTCGGCACTTCTGCAAGGTAAAAATGTCCTCTATATCACGATGGAGATGGCAGAGGAAAAAATCGCTGAACGTATTGATGCAAACCTTTTAAACGTTCCGATTCAACAACTTGGAGATCTTCCACAGGTAATGTTTGAAAAGAAGATTGCAAATCTTGCTAAGAAAACTCAAGGCAAATTAATCATCAAAGAATATCCTACGGCGTCTGCTCATGTTGGACATTTTAAGTCTCTTGTTTCTGATCTTGCTCTTAAGCGGAGCATTAAACCCGATATTATCTTTGTGGATTACCTTAATATCTGTGCTTCCGA